CTCCTGCGACAAAGTAGGTATTTTTAGTTTCAAAATGCCTAATTGGTATGGCATGGGTACTAGTTTTTGAGGCATGGCATGGCATGGGTGCATGGTATTGCAAACCCAAGCATTACATAATGGCCATCGGTGGCCTGATGGGGTGGTGGTATTAGCTAGAATTAACTACAGAATGATAATCAGATAACGAATAATCGACTTCGGCATTAACTGTGTAATGCCTGTATATGCCCTTTGATTCAAGGCCTGTTTTAAATGAATGATGGGATTCGCACAGGCTTTGGAATATGTTTGATTTAAAGGCATATTCGCCAAGTGCAGACCATGCAAATAGGTGGTCAATATGCTCTGCTTGGGTTATCTGGTTATTTAATAAACAGGCTTGGCAGAGTGGCTGCTTGGTTAATTGAATAACCCTTTGCTTTTGCCATGCAGCAGTTTTGTAGTGGGCATTGAATAAGTGCCTGTCCTGTGTGGTGGTCTTAGGTGGTGAATGCTCGGCACAAAAGGAGCTTCCCTTGGTAGATGGCTGCTTACATCGGTACTTGCTGCACTGTGCTGGTGGTGTCATAGGCATATGGACATTATCCACAAGTTACCCACACACATCAAAGTTATCCACTGCTGTGCAAGATATGGGCCAAAGTTATACACAGGTTGTCAGTCTTATATAAGACCAAAATCTGTGGATGGACAGCACTACCAGTGTGGATAACTTTTGCCAAGGGGTAAGTATGGGAAAAGGCCAAGTGGGCTAAAAAGTGCCTTGTAGGCCTTCTATGGGCCTTGCTCAAAAAATAGGCAAATTCTCCAAATTCCGCATATATATATATGTGCAGACTTTCTATAGAAACATAGGGTTATCCCTAAGAATAATTTTGTGTGGATAACACTAAAATCAAAAGCATGGGACAGGATGAAGCAGCCCATGCACCATTTAGCAAACCAAAGGATTAAAACCATGAACAGCAAGCAAATCAAAGCAGCACAAACAGTGACTAAGCGTGAATATATTGAGTGGAAGACCTGCAAATACATCGGTGGTGAATTGACATTCACTATGGATGAAATAGGAGACAAGGTATTCATTCAAGGCAGCAACACACAGACGAAGCACTGGTTTGACACTCACTTTATTGTTCAATTCTTCATTGGCCCTAAGGGTGGCGTCAAAGTCAAAGTCAAAACGTATCCCGTCAAAGTCAGCAAGTAAATCAACCACAGGAGAAAACACCATGACCACCACAAAAAACCCTTTTGATTCCTCTTGGATAGAGCGACTCTCTAAAAAATTGGAAAAGGAAAGAAACATACAAAACCAGTTTTTATTAGATGCTGCTCCTGACCTGCTGTTAGCCCTCAAAGTGGCCTACACAAGCATTGAGCGAAGCACCTTGCAAATGGGCCTTGACCCTGCAATGGATACCGAGTGCCAATACATCTTGGCAGTTATCAAGAAAGCCACCACAGGAAAATCAAAATGAAATATCAACCAGCCTTCAACGTATGGGCAATGCCTGATGCCTTCTACAAGCACATCCAGACAGGTCAATGGATCTATGCAGGGTCTAAAGACAATAAAGGCATCTTCTTGGGTGTCAGGAAGTCAGGCACTGTGGTGGTGGCTTGGTATCACAATGCCAAGTCCCATAAGTCCTTCAGGGACTATGTAAAGACCCTGCACCATTACGCATCTAATAAATAAACCATTAACAGGAGAAACCACCATGAATGCAAACAGACGCAAAACCTTGGGCCAAGTGATTGACCAAATAGAGGCACTGAAAAGCCTTATGCAACAAGCCAAGGGAGACATTGAGTCCATCAAGGAAACAATTGATACAGAGCGAGATGATGAACAGGAAGCCTTTGATAACTTGCCTGAAGGCTTGCAGCAAGCAGAGCGAGGTCAAACAATGGAACAGGCTGTGGAGTGTTTAGACAATGCCTCCACAACTCTGTCAGATTTATTTGATGCCATTGATGGTGTCGATTTTGATGACGTTATTAGCAGCATTGATGATGCTAGAGGCCAAGCCTAAAAACCTACAGGAGAAACCCAAATGAAATATAAATTAAATGCAGCAAGAGATATTGATATTGATGGATATGGTGATGAGGTCTCATATATTTTAAATCTGCCTTATGGCTTTAGATTTGATGATGATCTTGTCCATATTAGAGGATATGACACTATGAAAGAATTAAAAGCATCAGCCAAAAATGATGTTATTAAATGCGACTGCAAAGAATGCCAAGAATTCACCAATAAGGAGAAAGCAAAATGAAAGCCTACAAGCACTTAATCAAGCACTGCCTCTCTATGGGCTGTGTTGTCTCTGTATGGGATGGTGAAGAATATCAAGTGATAAAAAGCACTTCTTATAAAGCCATTATTGATGCCATCGAATCAGTGGAAGAAGCACAGCTTAAGATTCGACATAAAGATAATCTTTATCAGAGTATCGGATGGGCTTTGGTGTCTGCCTTTGGCCTTGAAGATGATGAAACAGTGGTGGACTACACCTGTACACCATTTATGAATGAATGGTCTGAAGTTTATGAAGCAACTATTTAAGGAGAATGAAATGAAAGAGAAATTGATAGACATCTGCTTTGCAGTCCTTTTGGGCTTGGTCTTTGCTGGCTTTGCCCTTGCCTATTTTGACATCCTGACATATTAATTAACCATCACAAGACAATACAAAATGCAAAAAGTAATTATGCTTAAAAAAGAAGCTGCCACTATTAATGGTGGATTAACTCAGACTTCTAAAATGCCTTGCAAGTCTTATTCACTGCCTACACTGGCTTGTAAGACAGGCTTCAAAATGGCACAGATTAAAGGTAGCATCTGCTCTACCTGTTATGCCGATAAAGGTTTTTATTCTATGTATGCCAAGACCATACAGCCAGCACAGCACGCCAGATTAGATTCTCTGTCTAATGAGTATTGGGTGGCCTCTATGGTGGCTCTAATAGGTTCTGATGCCTTCTTTAGATGGCACGACAGTGGAGACCTACAGGGTCTGTGGCACTTGGAGAAAATAGCACAGGTGGCAGCACAGACACCAGACACCATGCACTGGTTACCCACAAGAGAATATTCAATGATTAAAGAATATGTGGCTAAATATGGCAGCATCCCTGATAACCTGATTATCAGACTGTCTGCTATGTATCCAGATCAACCAGTTAAAGTGCCTTCAAGCCTTCAAGGGATTAAGAATATCACTGTGTCTAATGTCCATACCAAGACAGCCATTGGCGAACCATGCAAAGCACCTACACAGGGTGGAGAGTGCAAAGAATGCAGGGTCTGCTGGTCTGCTGTGCCTGTGTCTTATGAGTTGCATTAAAAGGAGAATATAAAATGGTTTTCACAGATATTGAGCATGAATTTCTACGGGTTGTGCCTTTTCCAGTTAATAAGCCATTAATGAATGGAAAGATTCAACTACAGATTAAGACACCACAGGGAAAAACCAAATTGATAGAGATTAACCCATCACAATTCAAAGCCATTGAAAAAATGGTCTGTTATGGGTGGACACCAGTTTTTAATGAGGAGATTTCCAAATGAGTTACTTTTCCGAATTAGATATTGAATTACAAGAGAAGGCAGATTACAAAATGCCAAAAGAAATCTGCATTAACTCTGTAGGGGTTTGCCTTGACGATACAGGCCAGCCTGTGCAGCTTTATATTGTTGATACTATATGGGGATGTGGTTTACTGGATGTTTTTCTTTTAAATGGACCAGAAGATCAAGAGCCAAGAGAAGTGCATCGAGATGACTTTTGGGTTTTGACTTAATAAACCCAAGAATACCCGGATTCTTTCCGGGTTTTTTTGGGCTTGCTATGTAAGTGAGTGCTCACTTCTTGATATAAGGGTCTACAAGGCATTTTTAGAGTGTCAAGCCACTACCCTACAGGCAGCATAAAAACAAGCTGCTGTGGGCCTTGTATGGGCTGCTGTGGTGGTCTTGTCTGGTCTGTGGTCTGCTGCTGGTCTGCCTGTGCTGCTGCTACCAGATAAACCGAGGGTTTACCCTTAGGGGTTTTCCCCTACGTAGTAGGGGTTTACCCTGATGCGAAGTGAGTGCTTACACACATGGCCTTTGGCTTATATAAGCAAATGCTTAATAAGGGCCAAAAAAGTCCAAAAGCCAACTACGCATTTCGGAAAAAAAATTTTGAAGAAAAAAAATGCCTAGACTAGCTAGGCAAAATTTCTCTCTTTCCGACAACTTCGCAAAACCAAAAAAACTTTTTCAAACTATCTCAAACTTTTTTACCAGATTTGACGGTCGTTTCCAAGAACTTTCGTCAATCCTGTAGGAAATCACATCTTTGCTCTGTGCTTTGTAGCCAGAAGCGTAAGCAGCCCTAGAAACCGCCAACGCTTTTGCTTTTGTATCGAATGGCCCTTGCGAACCCCAATACCATCCTGATTGTTTCTTAGTGAGTGGCATTATTTTAGGAATCTTAGCTTGTATTTAGTGGAATCTGCCAAGTCAAGCAGTTCATCCACGATGTTTTGCAGTTCGCTGTCCTGTGGGAATCCGGGCATCTTGCGATAGCTTTCGATTTGGTCACAGACATACTGAACAAGCGCCAAACCATTTTCCCCTAGAAAAAGTGCCTTTTCCGCGAAAATTATTTTCGAGTATCGGCCTTGGTATGCCTCAATGAATTTGTCAGCCAAGTCATCAAGGCCATCGTAGAAGTCACCCAAAGCCATGTGCTGTGAGTAGCTGTCAGTGCTTAGATGGTGGATATGCCCTGCTGTCACGCCGTTAAGCAGACACATTGCAAACTCTCCCATCATATTGGACGGTGCTTCGTTGATGCTGAATTTCATGGTGGATTCTCCTTCCATCATTGTATAACCGTAACGTCTTTTGAGCGAGAGCGTATTTTGTTGCGTGTTTTCTCAATCATGCGCTCGTATTCTGACCGACTAACTGATCTGCGCTGTAGGTGATGCCACTCTAAAACCTCGTTGATTGACTTTAGACCTACCCCGGTCAGCAGCATCTTGCCTGTGGCCTCAAACCGCTTGGCGGCGTGTTTAAGCTCAATCTCAGCCATCATGCAATCGACCAGTGCTTCAGGGCCAATGCCGTGTCTTGCCATAACCTGACAGATGTTGTTCATATCTACCAGTTCTCGCCATGTGTAGATAGTAGCGTTACCTGTACGCATAGCCTCAATGGCTGCTTCTTCGTTGCTTTTTAGCTGGTCAAGGCAATCGTCTGTTGTGATGCCAGCGCCAGCAATAGCGTGAGCGATTGGGTCAAGCAGCTTATATACCTTACGGCGGCATTGTTTTCTCATTTGAAGTTCCGAACGTAAACGGCAAAGCTGGCGGCTGTATCGCCAAATGGCATGGCCTCAATAGATTTTGCAAGTCTATTCTTAAATTCTTCTATTATTTTTGCCTCTTGCTCAACAGCAATCAGTTTGCGTTGCTGTTTACGGGCCTTTGCTTCATCATATAAATCTTGGCCTAAAAGTTTGTGGCCTTTAGAGGTTACAAGAGACAAAACAGAATCAATACCTTTAGCGCCCAAATTTGGAATTCTTCTTAATTCATAAACTTCAACATCAAGCAATTGTCCAAAAGTTTTTACGCCAACAGCAGCCAAAGCATTTGAGTGCATTGCTGCCAAACCAAGTGTTTTTAATTCTGTGGTCATGTGTTCCCCCTAAAGTATTCCCAGACTTTGAACACGGTGTACGGGATAAACCAGACTGGTAGTGTCAAAAGAACCAAGCTCACAATGACCATAAGCCACGCATACTCCATGAACCACAAAACTGTTTCGATGAAAGTGTCGCTCATGCTTGCCCTTTTGCGAACTCACCGTGTAATTTTTTACGAGCATCTGTAGCAACTTGCGCCGCATCTTCAATCTTTTCAAAAGAACCAAGATGCACGCTTTTTCTGTTGATGCAGATAGATGCCACCCATTTCTTTGACTGCTTGTGCCACACAACACCTTTGATCTTGCTGGCTCCAGTTGCCATTCTGTTTTGATTGTTCTGTGCTGACGTTGCTTCTCGCAAATTTTCAATACGGTTGTTCTGTCTATTACCGTCAATGTGGTCAACTTGCGGCGGCATAAATCCATGAAAATACAAGAACACCAAACGGTGAACTCTGTACAAGCGTTGATTTACAGACCCCTTCAAATAACCTTTGTTATTTACAGACCCCAAAACATCACCAACTTTTCTTTTATTGACGTTTGTTTTTGCAACAAGCCGCCCATCAACGTAGTCAAACAAATTTTTCAATTCCGCTTGTGTAATCATTTTTGGCCTCCTGATCTTGCTCGGATTAAGTCGGCTGCTTGGTAAGGCTCTGCCAAGTCTGCAATCTGAGCACACGCCTCACGCTCATCAGCACGGACAAGGCGGGCAAAGAACAAGAAATTGTCTTGCATAAAAGCAAGCTCGCCAGAGGTAAAGCCAGCCTCACGGGCCATGTCTATCGTGTCTCTCATGTGTTCTTCTCCTTGAGTTTGGCTTCGATGGCTCGGGCAAAGTCTTCAACCCAACCGCCAAACAGAATCCTGTATTCGTCAGCAATAGGTTGAAGTTCGTTGTTTGTCAGCCCAACCCATTGCCGCTGTGCTGCGGGTGGGGTGGTGTAGAGGGCAATTGGCTTGAATTCACTTGATGGCTTCTTCCATCGGAAATACTTGTGACCAACTGCGTTCTCACACAAGTACGCCACAGGCTCCTGCACAGGTGCTGCAACCTCACGCCGTGACTCAGCCAGCGCATCACTCAAAATTTCCACTTGGCGGTCAGTGGCCGAAAGTTCCTTGTCCAGCTCATCGCATCGCTCACACATTTGCTGCCACAGGGCTTTGTAGTCAGGCTCCGCAAATGGCGGGTCGTAACGGTAATTGCTGTTGTCTTTCAACACAGGCTCATAGTCCAGCCCAAGTTCTCTGGCGTTCTCTGCCTTCTTGTCGAGGGCTTCGTTCCGCAGTGCTGCTTGCTGCACGTCGTAGTCGTTCTTCCAATGTCTATAGCGCTCCTCGCATATGGCGCAGTCGCACTTCCAGTCGTATTCGTCAGGGTCAGAGATCATCCCCTCCCCCTTGATGGGGGCTGGCCTTGTCGGCTCTGGCACGTAGTCTTTCCAAAAGTCACTCATAACGGCGCATCCTCATGATTGTCAGGATTAAACTTAGGGACTCGGTTACCCGTGTCTTTAGGGTTTGGAAATGTTGGGAAGGGCCACATCATGTCCCCTTAGTGCCCCAATCGGGCATAGATTCTTTAGCCGACAATGCCTCAAGGTGCATATACAGGCTGTCAAGTTCATCGTTGTTAAAGATGCCGCTGCAATAGTGCGACCAAAACCAAGTGGCTTCTTCCCAATGGCATTCTTTAAACAGCCTGTCCCGCACAAATGCGCCGGGGCTGTTAGGCATATACAGTTTTAGTGGGTTTTCAATCTCGGCTCTCATAGCCGCTGCGATGGCTGCGTAGTTCATGCTTCTCTCACTTTCAGCATAGCGTCTGCAAAAGCAAAAGCAGAATCTTCAATCCAACCAGACTGAGCGCCACCATTTTTTAATATCTCATTCGCCAACTTTGGATTTGCTAAAAGCCCTTGCATTGCTTTGGCTGCAAAGTAGTCGCGCAGGGTCATACCTAATTTGTATTGACCACTAGGAAAAGCTGGAAATTGCTTAACAAATTCATCTTCAGTCATGTGTTTGTCCTATCTTGTTTAGTGTCCACTCAAGCAGTTCTTGCTGAGTAATGTCATAGTAAGCAACAAATCCTTTGCTGCCTAGCCCGTGAAAACCCTTATTGCCACGGTGATGTTCTACGCACAAAGGTATTAGGGTCTTGTAGTCGCCTTTGCCCCAACCGCCTTCTCTCAGGTGATGAAGCTCTACTTCTCCCGGCTCATGGTCACCATACAAGTGATGGCACAGCGCACAGCCAAGGCTTGCTACAGCCTCTTTATGCTTCTTCTCTGCGTTCTTCAATCGTGACTCCATTGGTGTTGGCCCAATACAACAACCACTCGGTAAAGCTGATGGCTTGCTCTTTGGTAAACCGTCTGCTTTGGTGACCTAGCTGGACAAGTCGTTCGTTATCAATGCTTGGCATGATTTTGCTAATGCTGTCCATCTCGCCACTTTCGTGCGCCCACTGGTCAATCAGAAACCGCTTCCACGACTCTGCTGTCCAGCGGCTACCGTGTAACTTGCTCTGCTTGGCAATCTGACCAATGATGCTGTGGTACAACTTTTCTTGGTCACGGCTTTTCATGTCAGGTGTCATAAAACCCCAATCATTTTTAAAGCGTCATCAGGGCTCTCAATGCGATGCAAGCCACCACCACACCAATTCCCGAAAAAGTCTTGCTGTAGCCTCGTTAAAGCCTTTTTAGGGCCATCCTTGATTTCCACCAAGAATGTCTGATTGTTGTAGCCAACCAAAAGGTCAACAGGTAGGCCAATGATCCAGACATAAGCCCCTGCTGCTCTAAGAGCCGAAACAATCTGCGCTTGGTTAGCATCGACCCTAGCTGCGTATCGCATATCAATTTCCTATTTTGTAATCTTTAAAAATTGTTCCTTTGCTGGCATCTCCTCGCCAGCATTCTTTAACCCAACCACGCTTGCCAGATTTGTAAGTGCGCCAATGACCACGG